TGGGCTGGTAAGTGTAATGTACGGGCGTGCCAATGCTAGAGCTAGGAAGTCTGTTGAAGTCATACAGACTCTTCTCAATAAGGTCGTATTGACTTCCTGCGTTGTTATCCAGCAACACCACCTGTGTCAGCTTTACAGCAGCAGTAAGGGTGTAAATTTGAGATGTTGCACTTGGGGTAAGGTTCTCCGTGGTACGCTTCCAAAGAGGCATACCTTGAGTAACCATCCAAGCAATATTAGCATTTAGTTCCTGTGCGCCACGGGTGATTTGCACCGTAGAAAGACTGTTATCTTCACCGGGAATGCCAATCTTAGCATACGCACTTGTAATCATTTCATCACGGGTAAGTTCCCATGAGGTATTTCCGGATGTACTCAAAGTTTACCCCACTTGTGTTGATGAAAGTTGAAGAAGGAATGCATACGTGTTTGCAGTGTTATCTGCTTGCATGCAATCAGCCACACCCATGTCTGCATACCCTGAGCTAGTGATGATGTTACACACCAGCAAGTATTCATCATTAGGTTCACGGATGAAAGGGACAGCCATGCCTGTTTCCCTAATACGTAAGTATTTCTGGGGATGGTCCAGTTCAAAGTCTTTATGACAAACAAACAAACCATCCCACCTCTTACGCACTTCATCCGATTTGAACTTAAATCCGCATACATCGCAGATGATGTTCCATCGGCCTGACTTGTAATAGTTAGTTAGAGTGCTCACGTAGTGCCCTAATGTCTGATTTCAAGTCATCAAACATGCCCCGTAGTTCTTGTTTAAAGTCCTTGAAGTCATTCTTATGTAGATATTCATTCTTAATAGTCTGCACTTCCACCTGCAATTGCGCGTGGGCTACTTTTTGAGCATTGGCAGAAGATTCGATGGTATCCACAGTACGTTTAAGAAAGTAAACTACGGTTGATAAAAGACCTAGTGCAATCCATTTTAATAGTTCAAATGCCAAGGGTTCCATTAAGTTCTCGCTGTACGGGAATATGAAGATTCATATGCACCAATAGTGGGTGGGTTATAGTAAGGAACCCCTTTATTATCTTTACGAGAATAAAAAGTAAAAGACAGCCCTGAAGCATCAGTTAAAGCAATCCCATAAACACCAGTACGAAGGAGAGGAGAGCTACTGGTTGGTACTAAAGCAGAATTTACTTGGGCTACACTTAATGTGTTTCCAAAATTTCCTGAAGATGCCATAAACCCATTTAAAGGTTGGTCATTTACATAACTATCTGCTGCAATAGTTCCTGTAGCATTGGCAGTCGTAGCCAATCCTGTACTACCATCTGACCTACAAACATAATTATTTAGAATTTGTTGTGTATTGCTAATGGGTTTGGCTGCGTCTGCTGCTGCATTATATGGAGCGCGAGCAATAAATGCGTCCGTGGGGTCAAGAATAGCCAGATTGTTTGAAATACACAAAGAACTGGCAGGAACACCTGTAACTGCCGTAGAATAAGTATTAATCCCAATGGCAGCTTTGTTTAGGGCAGGGCCTTCCGTTCTAAATGTATTATTAATTACATTTCGATTTAATGGTGAGATACAGTTTGGAAAATTAGTAAGTTCTAATAGAAATCGCTGCTCACTAGCAGTATAATTAACATTTAGTGGGCCAAAATTACACCCAACAATATACACATTCTGCCCACTAACCTGTGATTTTGCAGAAGTATTAATTGTTGTGATCCCACTTAAAATTACCCCAACGGCATTATTTACTCCGAGTGCTCTGCCGTCCACTGCCTCTAAATACTGCTCCACTTTGACTTTTCCCATAACAATTGATCTTGGTAGATAAGTAGGAGAAGAGTCATTATCGGAACTAATATTTAAAGCAGTGTGGATACTACCTGTTTTTACACTAACATTATAAATTAATGCCCCTTCAACCAAATCTTGCACAAAGATGGGATCATCTTTTTGCCAAAATAGTGTGGCATTATCAATGGAGTTGGGGCCAAATGCTAAATTATCAACAATAGAATTAGTATAAGAAACCCCTTTAATTGTGTATCCACTTGCCCCATTAGCAGCAAATCTAGCATACACATTCCAACATCCGTATAGATTTACGTTGTTGAACGAGATATTATTTACACTGGCAGTAGTCAAGCTAGCGCAGCCAATGCCGTTGTTATTTACCCCCCAAATATCAATATTCTTAAAGGTATTATATGCTGCCCCATTCCGATTAATTAGTCCTGTACCTACGCCAGAACCATTTTGTGTAATCTGAATGCCATTGTAATAACTAGGCGGGGCCATTGTAGATGACCCAGTATACACTGTAATTCGATAGGGGGAGCCTGTATCACTAAACCAAATACTTTGCTTTGTATCACAAGCTGTAGGACCAATATCAGCAACTGAATAGGCTCTGCGCCAAAAACTACCAATTTTCCGGCTAGTTGTGCTGATCGGCCCCATCCCGGTGCGGAGGGTATAAGCCACAGATGTTGCTCCTGCAGGCTCAATATACCATAGACCATTACCAGAGTATGTCCACAAGGCATCACTTGCCGGCCCTGGGGGGTAGGAAAGAAATCCATCCAATACGGGCAAAGCCCCTGTCCCATAGGAGTCTACAACCAACCCAGTTTTTGTAATAAAAGCGCTAAGAAAAACTCCCGACGACTTATCATGATAGAAGCTGCGGCGAAAGTAAAATTGGTGGGTATTTCCACCAGCGTTTGTATAAGCGTCTGAGGCTAATGCATAAATTTTCCCTGCCCCGCGACTGCCCGCAACACCTGTAGGAGTGTAGGCGGCCCCACTGGTGAAAGGATAACCTAACGCCCCCGTATCATCAACGGCCAGCGAAGGATCAATATAGTAAATGGTCATAATTACACCGCAGGAACACCAAAGACAACCCAAGTACCCCCGGTTAGAACAAACCAAGGTGACGTATTAAAAATAACGCCAACCCCTGGGGAAGCTAATGGAGTGACAGCATTAGCCACAGGGGCGAGTGCTGTGGTAAAAAAGTTAGTGCCTGCTGCAGAAGCGGCATCATATAAACCTGTGATATTCCCACCTACTGCTAAACAGCGAATATCATAAATAATACCGCCACCAGTCCACCCAGTAGGCAGGCCAGTTGCGGTGAGATTATACCATTGGGCCACAGCCCCACCGGCCAATCGGCCATATTGGGGGAGTTCTCCTGAAATATAAGACGCCATATTGACGCCCACATTACCATTACCATCTACTACAACTGGAATCCAAGAGCCAGATTGACCATTGACAGGAGTTGTAGTTTTACCATGAATTGTTGCATGTTGTGCCATAATAACCTTTCGGGTTGGCTTGCGCTTGAGCGGCAAACAAGTTAATTGAAAGGGGGCTTTTCACCCCCATCGCATCCTTATCGGACGTAATTGAAAATCACATAGACATCTGCGGTGGTTGGGTTGGCTGTAGAACAGGCTCCCCGTACCCACATTTGAATATCTGCACCCTGTGGGATTGCATAGTTTTGCATAATTGCTGTCACAGGAGTAAGTCGGGCTGAATAACCAGCCGTGTTTGTAACTGCCACAGCAGAAGCAAAATCAGTGCCACCAGAAGTGCTGCCCAACGAAACTACGGGAAGTGTAGCACCGTTGTTTAGTACAGCTTTGACATATACATCCACACTAAGGATGGTGGCATCGGCAGGGAACACTGCACCAAGTGTATTTACACCTGCTGTAGTAAAGTTAACTGCTGATAGACGCACCACCTTAGTATGTACGTCCTTGTCATTGCTGATGGCTGATGGGCCGCCGGGGTTTGGATCGTTTTGTGTACTAAGCTGACCTTGTACGAAATTAATAGCCATTATTGACTCCTTTTGTTAGAGGGCCACCAAAGTGGCCCAGTTGTCAATTAACTATTAAGCGCCAGGGCTGCCGTAAATTGCACGCCAGTCAGTGTTGCCGAATGAATAACGACCTGTCACCTTGAACTTGGCGTTCTCAGTGTCAAAATCATTGTCCATATTGAACTCATCACCGCGACGCTCAAAATACTTCATGCCATTCTTAACGTCAGTGCGAATGAACCATGCGTCAGTGTCGGTCAGGAAGTGAGAAGTAATCACTTCAGGAATAACACCCATAGTCTTCACTGCATTCAGGTCGTTGTTGTCAGTGCCAACACGGCCATCCGAGTAAAGAATACGCTTGGCTTCAAACATCAGTTGACGAGGAATAACCAGACTCTTTGGCCGAACTGCGATGAGCAGGCCACGGTCGTTGGTAAAACCAGCAATGTCGATACAAGCCTGCTCTAGAGCCGCTTCGGACAGATCAGAAGCAGTACCAATCACGTTGGATTGTGTACCACCAGCGAAATTGGGGTGGGCATTGAAAATTAGCACCTGACCGTCACCATATGTGGGGTTACCAGTACCAGTGAATGCACGGTTGTAAATGTTAGCACCAATAACTTCCTTGGTTTGGCGAGTAGCGAATGCCAGACCTTGGGCCTTATTCTGGCCTACGACATCATACTGATCATCTTCCATGATTTCACGAGTGATGATGAAACCGCTCGCATACGTTACGTGGGTGTAACGAGTCGTGAAAGTTTGACGCTCTGAGTCATAGGTGATTGGGCCACCTTCTGTCTTGGTAGACAGTAGACCGAAGCTAGAAATACCAACATCCTCTTCAAACTGACGGCTTGAAGTGAACTTGTCGAACAGCTTGAGATATTCAACTGGATATTCGTCGTATGCTTTTCCGTACCAAGCGTTTACGCCGGGCCAGAGGGCTTTTGCAAAGGAGCCACTATTGATTAGAGACATCTAGTGCTCCTTTCTTAGACGCCTAGGACGCCGGTACCGGAGCCTAGTTGATGGTTGTTAATCTTAACCAGATACTTAGCACTGGCTGCAATTTCGTTATCCGCACGTTGGCTAAAGCCCATAATGCGAAGCGGAAGAGTAGCTGTGGTAAGAATGGTAGCAACATCAGCAGTCATACCTGACTGACCAGTTGTGGTTGAACCAGCAGCAACTGCAATATTGACGTTGTTATTCACATCGCCAACAGCAGGGGTGCCGTTTGAAGCCTGAATTTCAAAGATGACGTTGGGGTCATCCACAACCCAACAATAGCGGCCAGTTGAGGCCAGACGATATTGGGGGCTATTAAGGTTGGTTTGGTTTGGCAGGAATGCTACAATAACACCAACAAGGGCGTTAGTTGCAGCAGCCTGAATGCAAGACGGAACACCAAGAGCGTTGCCACCGGAAGCGACAGGATCACCCGTACCATCCATCTTAACAAAATCACCAACGAAAGTCGCTGTTGCATCGCCAGAAGGAATAAAATACAGATTGGCCTGTCCGTTCCAAGCAGCACCGTTCAGGTACTTAGTTGGGCGTGCCCCTTGGACACGACTGGTATTTGCCATTTAAATCTCCAATATTAAAGATTCCTCTGGAAGAAAAGACTACCGACTAATGTCAATACTCCCATAATTTCCTTCACCAGAGGGTTGTTTACGCATACTATCCTCAAGCTGGCGGAGTCGAGCTAGTTTGGCGTCTTGGTCTTCTTTGTAAAATTCCTTAGGAATCTTCATTACAAAGGCTTTTTCGCCCTTACCAACGGCCACTTGTGCCAATGAACCTTCGGGAGCAGCGCGATTTACACGCTTATCACCCACACGAACATTAGCGGCCTTCTCAATTTCATATCCAGCATCCTCGAATGCAGCAATACGGTCGCCCGTATCATTCACAA